GCCACGTCTTATCGTCAACCGAATTATCCGCGCTTGGCTGGCGCATAACCGTCGCACTGGTAACAACGTAATGGCAGACCTTAGCGACGTAGAAAACGCACTGGTTACTCTCTGCGGCGCAATTCTTTATCCGAACGGTTCCGGCAATCCATCAATTACCGGATATCCATCTCGTGAATATAGAGGCTGGCCGACAGCCCGTCAGCTTGATACCGATCTTGTCGCAGGTATATCGCACGTAAGCGTCTGTCCTGCGGCTGGCTACTCGCGGATTGAACCTGGCTACATCGATCTGACACCGCTTGACGTTCCTGGCGTTCCGACACTCACGGCGACCGTCAGCAATGAGACCGTCACGATCGGCGGCATGGTTGGCGCTGGGCAGCTTGTCGGTGCCCAGGTGAACGGCGCTAGCTACGTCTACGCACTAACCGGCTCCGACACGCTGGCGACGGCTGCGGCGGCGCTGGTGGCCTTGGTGAATGCCGGCCCGATAGAGGAACTGATTGCCAATCCTGGCACGTTCGCGCCAGGTAGCACGTCTACCATGGGAGACGGCACAACCGCTTACGGTTGGGTTGGTTCTACATGCTCTATCACTGAGCTTATTGTTCAAGGCGGCGTCACGGTTGGCGTGGTTATCACGTTCAATACCACACGCCCGATTTACGCTCAGGTTGGCGCGCAAGGCACGTCACAGACCAGGCCGCGTTGGCAGTGCCAAGGCGTTCGCATCACCACATGGGCACCAACGCCAGCTATACGCGACGCGATTTGCAGCACGTTAGACGCGGCGTTAAGCAATACGTATTGGCTTACGCTTCCTGATAATCAACAGGCGCGGTTTGAGTGGCGCAACTCATATGTTGAAGACGTTCAACAGCGCGAAAATCTATGGAAGCGCGACCTGATTTACACCGCGCAATTCGCAACTTCAATAACCGTTGTGGCGGCTCCCGTTCTATTTCCACAAGCTTCGATTAACGAGAACCAATACAACCGATAATTCATTGGAGACCATTAAATGGCTATTGTGCAATCCGGCTCCGTCAATACGACGGCTCTTGTAGTTCCGGAGCTACTTGTTCAAATCGTCCCGCCGCAGAATATCGTCATCAATGGCGTTCCAACAAACGTTGTTGGTGTTGTCGGAACCGCGTCATGGGGACCGGTTGACAAGCCTTCTATCGTAAGTTCTCCGGCAACCTACCAGCAAGCGTTTGGACCGGTTATGAACCGGACTTACGATATGGGCACTGCGGTTAACATCGCGTGTCAACAGGGTGCGAGTTCATTCCGTTGCGTCCGCGTGACTGATGGAACCGATACCGCCGCAACCATTGAAGTCGAAAGCACCTGCATTTCGTTTACCGCGCTTTACACCGGTTCGCAGGGTAACAACGTTCAGGTTACGCTGTCGGCCGGTTCGCAGCCAAATAGCACGCGCGCAGTTGTGGCGATGCCAGGCAACCAGCCTGAGTTGTTCGACAACATCGGCGCCGGCCCAATCGTCGCGACAACCGCCGTCTGCACCGCAAGCGTTACGCAGACCGTTGCGTCTACTGCTGGATTGGTTGTCGGCCAGGCTGTATTCGGAACCGGACTGTCCGGTTCTCCGACTGTCGCCACCATCGTTGACGCGACGCACTTTACCTACTCCGCAACGCAGACTGTGGCCAGCGGAACCGTTCTGACTTTCCAGCTTACGGGCAATGCCTTGTGGGTTGCCATGGCAGCGGCCATCAATACGGGCGTAGGCCAGCTTCGCGGCCAGTCGCAGACTATCACCGCAACCGCCGGGGCCGGCACTACTGCTCCGACTTACGCGGTTTATAGCCTCACTGGCGGAACGGATGGCGTGACAACCATCACGTCGGCAGTCATGATTGGCGTTGACACCATCCCGCGTACGGGCATGTATGCGCTGCGTTCGCAGGGTTGCAGTGTGGCTATGCTGGCTGATCTTTCTGACAGCACGCAATGGACCGTGCAGAGCGCTTTCGGGCTTTCCGAAGGCATCTACATGATTGCGGTCGCTCCGTCTGGCTCTGCAATTACCAACGGCACAACCGGCTCAGTTGATCTTAAGAACATCGCCGGCCTTAGCAGCTACGCTGTCAAGTTGATGCACGGTGACTGGCTGTATTGGAATGATCAATACAACGGCATTGTGCGTCTCGTGTCTCCGCAGGGATTTGTTGCCGGATTGCTTGGCAACCTGTCTCCGCAGAATTCCAGCTTAAACAAGCAGCTTGTTGGCGTTATCGGAAGTCAGAAAAGCGGCCAGCCTGGCAGTCCGTTGTTCCAGACTTATGCGGACGCTGACCTTGCGGTCCTGTTCCAGGCTGGCGTTGATGTGATTTCTAATCCGCAACCGGGAGGCTCTTATTGGGGCGTGCGCGGTGGGTTGAATACGAGCAACAATGCAGCCATCAACGGCGACAACTATACGCGTATGACGAACTACATTGCGTCAACCCTCAATGCCGGTATGGGTTTGTTTATCGGTATGCTTATCACTCCTGCGGTTCTTAACCAAATCCAGGCGACGTTGAGCAGCTTCTTGCAGAACCTTTTGCAGCAGGGTTTGCTCAACCCGACAGTTTCGGGAGGCTTGCCGTTCTCTGTCATCTGCAACGCGACAAACAACCCGTTCAGCCGAACAAGCTTAGGTTACGCGCAAGCTGACGTGAGCGTGCAATACACCGCAATCTTGAAGAACCTGATTATCAACCTTCAAGGTGGCCAGACGGTCGTTATCGAAACTTCAACCGCTCCTGCGGCGTAAGGATAAATTACCATGGCGTCGCCAACATTTAACATTGGTAAAGACTATACGGCAATCCTTATGGGTCCGTTCGGTCAGGTCCATTTCTCACATATCGTCACCTTTGACGCTAAGCCTATCATCAAGACCGTGAAGGTTGATCCGTTGAACTATCCGCCGATCGCCAGGGATATTCCTGGCGGTTGGGATTTCACTATCACGATTGAACGCGCCAACGCGAACGCTGATGCGTTTCAGGCGTTGCTGGAAACCGCATTCTGGAATGGCGTCCCTACGCCTCCCGGAACGTTGTATGTCTACATCAATGAAACTGCCGGAAACCAGACGATTTGGCAGTTCAACAATGCGACTGTCCACCTTGAGGATGCCGGCTCGGCCTCGCAAGAAAAATCCGTAACGCAGAAAATCAAGGGATTTGCATCTCAACGGGTGCAGACGCAGTAATGTCAGAAGTCATCACAGACGCCAAGGGGCGAAAGTTCACCACTCGTAAGATTAACGTGCTGGATCAGGTTAAATTGCTCCGCGCCATTGGCGCAGAGCAATCAAGCAATCAGCCTTACGTTGAAATCGTTATGATGGTAGCGAGCGTAGCGGATATCGACGGGACGCCATGCCCCATTCCGACAAACGAGCGTCAGATCGACGCCGCTATCGCGCGTATTGGAGATGAAGGCTTCGCGGCATTCCAGGTCTACACCAAAAAGGTTTTAGCAGAGCTTGTGAAGGCTGCGGAAGACGCGGCGAATGCTGTTGCTGACGGGGAGGTGAAGTCCGCAGACCCTTTAGTCCCGTCCGCCTGATTGCTGAATATGGGCCGTTGCGTGATAGTCTTGTGTTGTCTAAATGCGGCGTCCCATGGGATATAATCATGGCGCTTGATAATGATGAGCGTCAAGGTATGGTTATTGCCGCAGGGCTTAATGACGGTTACGAATTCGATTGGGCAGCTTTCAAATGGGTTAATCCTAATGCCTGATATGTCACTAATGCAGTTCATCGGGCATTTAGCGATGTTCGATGCGCGCCTTGAAGAAGCTACGCACAAGGGACTTGAGCGGGCTGCGATCATCGTTGAAAAGGAAGCCAAGCGGCTTATTGGACACGATGAAAATCCTGCGGCTGGACCGTTTCCGGCATGGCAGGAGTTGGCTGATAGCACGAAAGAGGAAAAGGAAAGACTTGGCTACTTCGGTGTCGTGTCCGAGTATGACAGCCTTCTGCGAACCGGCGAGATGCGAGATAGCATCGAGCATAAGGTGGAGGGCCATGAAGCCGCAGTAGGCTCCAACGACGATAAGGCAGTCTGGCAAGAGCTTGGCACAGACAAGATACCGCCGCGCTCATTCCTCGGAGCCGGCGCCTTCCGCAAGGAAGACGCCGTCCATGAGGTATTGGGCTCGGCGGTTGTTGTGGCTCTTGTCGGCAAGGATATCGAAGTGCTATCCAGCACGGGACGTTCTACGCGGACGCAGTCAATCAACGTGCCGATAAGTGGGCACGAAGATTAGGCTTATTTCAGAAGATCTGGGTCTACAGCGTCGCCAGAGGAGATCATAGCCTTCACAAGCGTCTTGCAATCTTGCATGCTGGTAAAAAGCACTATGGTCTTGCCGTGCTCGCTATCTTCAAGGCTGACCATCGAGCCTCCGGTGGTTAGTTTGGTGACTGTTGGCTCAAATATCATTTCGTGTTGCCTCATTGTATCGATGATTTTCTGTGGCGAGTAAGGCGATGAAATACATTGATTGTCGTCTTTCATTGCATACCAGTTGTTGGCGTTAGCAACGCCCGGAA